ATTCGTCGAGTTTGGCGGATATGTCGGCCAGACTCGAGCCGCCATTACGGTAGCCCGGTTGGATTGTCTTAGTGTATTTCTCGAGTTCCTGACGGACGACGGCGCGAACTAGCCAGATGATGCCGGCGAGGATTGCGGCAAGAATTGTAATTATGCCAACCGCTAGGCCGACAACATCTGTCCACTGCATCGCCCAGGCTAACGGCTCTTGAGGCGGCCGAGAACGATTGCTCGAGCGCGAATGGTATCGGCGGAAAGGCCCAGGTCGTTAGCGGGCTGTGCCTTCTTGCGTGGACGCTTTACGGGCTTTTCGTCCATTTCGTCAATAACCTCGACGGTTTCCTCTACGGGCTGCTCGCTCATGATGCGAGTCCCGGGTACATAGCCGCAATCATGGCGTCAGTGAAGCCGAGAGACTTGGCGTGCGCGATTGCATCGGCTCGATCTTTGGCTGCTTTGGCCTCCGCTTTGGTCTGCGCAGCCGCCTGCATTTCGGCATCTTCAGCATCCTTGAGGATCTGCTCGGCCTCGGCCTGAGTGAAGTCCCGCTCGGTGATCGTGGGCGGGTCGGTGGTGTAGTCGGTTTCGATGACGTCAGCCATGGTGCTCCCTTATGAGTTCTTGTAGCCGTAGACGCGAACAATGCCAGTAATGGATCCGGCTGAAGCATAGAAGGTAATTCCGTCAAACGATGAAGCGACATTATGGTTTATTCCGGCTACAACGTACGGGTAAACCGATCCGTCATAATAAAAATATGATGCTTGGCCAGTTGTGACTACTGACTTAAACGGCGATCGGATGTCGGCAGACCAGTTTGTATAGGTGGGATAGGCCCCGATTTCTGCTGCCAAGATGTATGAATCAGCGATCAGGCCTGCGCCCACGGTGGTTCCGTAAGAGTAGGCTCCCTGCCTGCGGTAAGAACTAGCCGCCGAATTATCGGTTCCGCCACTCCTCAAACGCATATTCAAAGTACCGGTCCCGGATGACGCCGTTAGATCGACATAAACTCTGTAATTGTCGTAAGTGGCGCTGAAAACTCCATTGAGAGAAATAGAGTTGACGGCGGTAAATGCGACTTGTCCATTTGTTCGGGTAGCCGAGCCCCCACTATTAGCGATGGACGTCGCGCTAATCAGATTGAGCCCAGATCCAAGGCCGCTGATGACGGTTTCGACGTCGGTCGCGAGTTCCTGCCCAAGGGTCGGGTAATCCGCCACAAGGTCGGTCGACTGCGGGTACGGAAACCCGTAAATCGGTGTGCTGCCTGCCATGTCGTGCCCTTCCTTATGCCGCGATTAGGTCGTCGGATGTCACTACGTTGTACCAGGCGACGACGGGTGTGACGTCGCCCCATGTTATCTCAGTCGATACTCCTGCCCAGGTAACTGTCTGGTATGAGTAGCGCGGGTCGGATACTGAGAGCGTGAGGATGTGCTGACCGGGTGTGTACGTTTCTGACCATCCCTCAACAATGCCGAGGAATTGGCTATAGGGAGCCGGGGCCGGCAAATCGTTTACCACCACGCTCGAGCCTGAAATGAGGTTGAGCACGAGGTTACGGTCGGGCTCTGACAATTGGTCAACGTAAATTGAGATATTGCCGAGGTTCCATAATGGGAGTGCCTGCGCTAGCAAAATCTCTGAGGCTCTAGTGGTCGCATCGCTCGAGGTTTTTAGGCCCGTCTGGAGCGTCAGGGCTCGCCGGCCGTAGGTGGCAATTGAGGTCGCGTCGGTTGCCTGGTGGTAAGACGCGGGGTCGCCATGGCTGACCTGAACGTCGTTAATGATGGCGGTTTGGTTTTGGTTCCATGTCGGGGTGAAAATGACGCCATTGGCCGGAAGCATTGTGCCGGCGAAACTTGTGGGGAATGAGTCCCAAGTCTGCTGATATTCGGACCAAGGGTTAATAAGGGCCGACCACGCGCCGGCAAATGCCGTAAGGCCTCGGCTGCCGTAGGACTCGAATACAATATAGCCATTTGGCGTATCGAAATACGTTCCGCCTGACCATTCCGCTAGGGCCTGGAGCCCGTCGAGGCATGTCTGCGGTGTCGCGTTTCCGGCCGATACTGAGAATAGTTCTAGGCTCGAGGTGCCGCCATTTAGGTAGGTTTCGCCTGAGTCGGTGAGGATTTCCTCGGCTCGTGCGTACACGGTTTCTGAGGCGTAGCCAGATGCTCCGGTGATGCGGGCACCGAGGTTGGATAGGTTGCCGATTGCCGTAATGGTCGTGATTGCGGTTGGCGGCACCGTTGATAGATGCGTTATGCCAATGTCGGACACTTCCCCGGTAAATCGGGTCGTCTCCCACGCGTTTATGTCCATGACGTCGGAAAGGTTGACGTCGAGGCCCGCCGAGCCTCTGATCGCAATTACTGCCGTGGAGGCCTCTGGAGTGCTCGAAATGTCGTTGCGTCCATGCGTCACACTGACCTGATATTCGACGTCGTTAAGGTCGAGGGTCACGCCCCCGATAACGATATGCGTAATTGGACTGGTCATGCGTTGAGTGCCTGCCCGGTGCGACCGAGACGACGGTCAGAATCGAAGATCGCTCGCTCGATTGCCTGCGCAATAGTGGTCGAATTCATAGAGGAAATAAAGCCCATTGGAGAGGCGGCAATACGGGCGGCGGCCTCGGTACTCATGGCGGGCTCGTTGCCGGCCAGAAGATTTGTGCCACCTGCCTGCGCGACTCCAGCCGCGGCCAGGGCATCCCGAATTTCCTTGACCATAGCCTCGGAGAGGGTTTTGCCCATCTTGCGGCCCATTTCCTCGAGCATCGTGCTCGAGGCGTCGAGTTCGCTCTGCATCTGCATGAGATAACCGGCGGCGGAGGCCACACCGGCAACGAGCATGGGCGGCACCATTTCGGCCGCGGTTGTCTCGGCCATGCTCTGAACATCGACCAATTTCGATTGCATAGTCGGGATAAGGCCCTGGTCAATGATCTCTTTGGCGAGTTTGTTGCCCGCCTCGGGGCCGAGGGCGGCCACGGCATCCCGGAGTTCCGGGCCGCCCTCGGAGTTGAGGGTCTTGAGATAGCCGCCGAATATGCCGGCCTGCTCAATTTGCTTGTTAAATCCGTCGAGCAGGCTCTGCCCGGTTTTCTCGCCCTGGTCGTTAAACATGGCGTCGTAAGCGGCACCGAGGTCAATGCCCGACGTGATTGTGCCGGCCATGTCGGCAATCCAGTCGTTCATGTCCTTGCGGGCCTTTTCGAGGGCCTTGCCTGCGTCCTCAACCTTGCCCGTGTATTCCTTAACGAGGTCGATTTGCCTGCGCAGGGCCGGGTCCATTTGTTTAACGGCCTTGGTCATGCCTGACGTTGTGTTGGTGGTGTGGTTGGTTGTGGTGTCTACCTCGGTGAGTTTGTCTAGCAGATAGTCGAGGCTATGGAATGAATTGGATACGGGGATGCCCGAATAGCCGCCGCGCACGTATTCGTCGATTTTGTTGGCCGTATTGGACCACAAAATGAGGCCCTTGACGTTGCTCACTAGGGCGGCCGTGGAATCGTCGGTCGCGCCGGTTACTCCCTGGAGGGCCTTGCGGAGCATTGAGAAAGGATTGGCAAGGTTGAGTAGGTCGCCCATGAAGCCGACAACCTTGCCCATGGCGGTGTTATTGGTCCATGCGTCGAAAGCCTTGTAGGCCTTCCATGCCTCGGAGGTGAGGGTCAGGAGGTCGGTTGCTAGTTCGCCTACGCTCTGGCCTAGTTCCTCGGCCATGTCCTGACTGTCGCGGAGCAATTGCGTAAAGTCGTTGAGGCTGCCGCTCGAGTCCTGCATTCCGGTCAGGAATCCGGTACCGAATGACTCTTTGAGTTCGTCAAATGCAATACCAAGAATCTTCATTTGGCCCTGGAGCGTGCCGGCGGCGACCGAGGCTTGCCCGGTGAACGTGCTCGAGAGTTGAGCAAGTGCCCCGTCGAGGTCTTTTGACTTAATAATGGAGGAGTCAATGCCTGCGCCGAGTTTGCCGAGCGCGCCAAGGTTTCCGTCGTAGGCCTTGCCGAGTGCGTTGGTGACGGCCTCGAGCGATTTGCCAGTGCCTGCACTGACGTCAAGTGCCAATTGCAGGAGTTTTTGCGACTGCGTAAC